GGGGGTTGTGGTAGGGGGACGGACTGCTGTCTCGATCCCTTGGGCGACATGGCTATTGCTCCTTTTTACGGGAGATATTTCACCATACAATGGCGTCTTCCACTTAACTCTCAACTGCAGGTTATTAATACATTGCTTGATGCGCGTATCTCAGGGGACTAAATTAATGTTGGTCCTGAAAAACACACACCATACCTTGCAGAATATGACACCCTAAACTCGAAGAAGACCTAAGATCTCGTGCGGGTATGCACTAGCTTGGTCACTAAGTTAACGTAGGGGGAATCACGTCTCTCGAGACTGTCTCAAAACAGTCTAGTGAGCTCGGAAATAAGAACTAGGGGGCTGGGGACACCCCATGTCGGTTTTGAATGGGTCCGAAAACCATTGTGGCAGAGAATTAAATCTTTGCCTTCCATTCTGCCAGGAGCGCAGAATAGCTGTAGGTGATCGGTTCAACGCCTAGGCGCTGAAGGGTGCTGTTGCACTCCTTCTTCCAATCGCGGAACTCTTTCTTGCCATGAAACACCATCTCTCTCAGAGATGAATTCATGGCTTGCTTAAGCATCGCGGGCACTTCGGCAGGGTCAGAGGTCCTAACCCAGAGGGGGATCTCACGAATGGTATCCTGGGAGAGGACACCAAAACGAATATCGAGGTTGGGACTGACACGCTTAAAGGTGCGGGAGATGAAGGAGGCTTCAGAGAGGGGGGTGTACTTGGTCGTGGGAGCAACTTTCGCCGCCGTGGTCCAGGTCATTCCCAAGTTTTCAAGGGCAACCTTTGCAAAGGTTATCTGATTGAACTTGGGATGATTGGACACGGTAGCAAGCATATCATCACCGTAGTAGGCACTACGGACAGCCTTATCGAATTCATGACCGGGATAGATCATGGAGAAGATTATGCGAGAGATAATGCGGTTACAAAAACCGTTGACTTCCGCTGTAGCAGGGAATCCGGTGAACATACCACCAACGCGACCATAGATCAGGTCATCGAAGATGTGGTAGTGCACCAGATACTTAGCAAGAATGTTAGCCCGGATGGTGATGTTCTCGGGGTTTTCATTGGGAAAATGAACCCCGTACCAGCGAGCAGCAAAGCGGGAGAATGAGTCAACGACTTCAAAGGGAAGACCAAGATCCCAGCGAGCACCATCAAGTTCGATGGCAAGATCACTGAGTTCACGGAGATACTTGAAGAGCATGTTGAAGGCGGGACCAGCAGCATCAATGCCCACCTGGCTTTTCCCAAAAGGTTGGGTACGGCGGAGGGCGTCAAGTAGAG